CGGAAAGGACTGGCCTTTGGACAAGGCGCCGGATGCGTTCCGAACCATCAGCGAAGTAGCGCAGGAACTCGACATTCCGCAGCACGTGCTGCGGTTCTGGGAGACCCGCTTCTCCCAGATCAAGCCCATGAAGCGCAGCGGCGGCCGCCGCTACTACCGCCCCGACGACGTCGATCTGCTCAAGGGCATCCGCCGGCTGCTCTATGGCGAGGGCTACACCATCCGCGGGGTGCAGCGGATCCTGAAGGAGCACGGCGTCAAATCGGTGCAGGGTCTCGCCGACAGCGCGGCCGCGGTCTCCTTCGGCGCGATCGAGGACGCCATCGGCGCGAGCCTGATGGAGCCCGAGGACGAGGCCCCCATCAAGGGCGTCACCGACACCGACGATGACGACTTCCAGGGCGATGAGGAGGAAGGCATCGACTTCCGCTTCAGCGAGATCGACGACGAGGAGATCCTCACCACCTTCCGCAAAGGCGCCGCCACCGCGCCCGCCGGCCCCAGCGCGCTGGACCGCGAGCGGCTGGGTCGGGCGCTGGCCGACCTCGTCGCCTGCCGCGAGATGCTGGATCAGGCCCTCAAGGACGGCTAGGGGAGGCCCACCTTTGCGGGCAGTTCCGGCCCCTCTGGGCCGATACACCAAAATGCTGCGGCCTCGCCTTGCGCAAAGCGGCGATCCTAGCTAATGGAACGGCATTCGGAGCGTGGCGCAGCCCGGTTAGCGCACTAGTCTGGGAGACTAGGGGTCGGAGGTTCAAATCCTCTCGCTCCGACCAAATTCTTCAAACAATTCAAGCGATCTCAGGGCGGGCGGTTTGCGGCGGACCGCCCGTTTACATTTAGTTTACAATTTTTGTTCTGCTCGCGTTCTGGGACTGGCGTGCCTATTTCCGACCTTAGCGGCCAAGTTTGAAATCCACGCTCACCTGTTTTGAAGCCGCATCCCCTGGACCGCGGCAATATCCTTCTGCCACAACTGGCCCTAGAGGGCAGCGGGAGGCTCGTTTTGGGCAGAGAGCACTTAAGACGCTATGGAGTTACGATTTTAGCATTTGTGCTTGGGAGCTGCATGCTCGGCGGCTGGCTTCAGGCGAACGTTCAGGAATGGGCTAAAGCCAACGGACAGGATCAGTATCTAGTGAAATATGCGGGGCTTATCGTGGATAGGCTCGCCGAACTCACTCAATCGTCCACGTTTTTTGCTATAGCTTGGGCTGTAATTGGCGGAGCAGCGATCCTTTGGATAGACTACGCCATCCGTCGGCGGACCAAGAATATGGCGATAGCCCTTTACGTTCTCGCGCTCGCTTTGGCCGGGCTTGCCACTTGGATTCTGTTTCATCCAACTAAGCAGGCCGATGCCGCTCAATCAGCTCCATCAAATGTTTCTGACGCAGAAAGAGCCGCTATTATTGCGCCATTCCAAAAGCAGATAAATGAACTCCAGGATCAGATTGCTACGATCCCACGGCAGAAAGGTTCTGTCGCAGGCTACTGGCCTGGTCCGAAGCCACAGCAACATACAGAACGAGAATTTACAAAGCTTACTGTGCGCGAGTTACGCGCTCTTTATGAGGGCAGAACAAGGCTGCAAGCAGACGCCTTCATGGCCGACGAGAAAGGGAAGTTGATCGAATCCGGTGGGACGGTAGTTAACGTCGACAACGGTATGGCGTTCTTGCAGGTGGGGCAGACGCAGCACAACGGAATGCCTGACTACATTGAATGTCGGTTTGGTCCGGCATGGAACGCCAAACTCGGTACCTACCGTCAGGGCGAACAGATGAAAGTGCGCGGAGTTATAGGACCGAGCCAAAACGGGGCGCAAATCTACCTCCAAGATTGCGAAATTATTGGATAACGGAAGTCAAATCAGGCCAACGTTTCGACCGGCAAAAGAAAGAAACTAAGTTGTCGGCCTCGATGCCAAGATCCGTCTCTATCGGCTGATGTCGCCTAAGCTTGACAGCGACCTGTCTCGATAGTCCTCGAGCTTCTTAATTGCATTTGCCGCAAGCACGCCACGCCGGGCGAGGTAGAGATCAATAATCTTCTGCGCTTTGTCGACGCTCCAGCACAGCGCTTCCGCAATCTCTGGCGCCGTCGCGCCGGCTTCTGCCAGTAGCGTCGCAGCGGTACCGCGGTTGTCATGGAAATTGAGGTCGGCGGTCTTGACATACTCGATGCCGGCGCCTGCAGTCTCAGCATTGATTGCATCCACCTTGTCGCAATCCTCACGCCAGTGCTCGTTGAAATACCGCTTGCTGTAGGCCTTGCCAGTTGGTGTCAGCATCACCAGAGCGCCGGTCTTCGCTTCCTTGATTGCATCCAGGTGTGCCTTCAGCTCGCGCGTTGCCGGGATCCAGAGTAGCTTGCCGGTCTTGGTCGAGCGGATCTGCACTCGTATTCCGTCGTAGCGCGTCCAGGGAAACTTGCGGACGTCGCTGGCGCGCATCGCGGTGTTTCGAACCAGCACCATCGCCGTCACCATCGCGGGCCGCGCGGTCCGCATAAACTGCTGCTGCAACTCCTCAGGCCATGTCAGCTCCGACCTGTGGCTCTTGTAAAGCCGCGTGAACGTGTCGAGGGGGTTGAACTTGATGACGGCCTTCTCCTTCGCGAAGGAAAGCACCCGCGCGAGCGCGGCCACAAGGTTGTCAGCGGAACGCGGCGATGCCTTGCCCAGTTCGTTGTGCCAGGCGAGGGCATCCTTGCGAAACTCCAGCGCGTCGTCGGCGTCGTTGAACGTCGCGACCGGGCAGGTGCCCCAGCGCACCTCGAGGCGCTTCAGTTTCCAGATGTACTGCTTGCGGCTCTCCTCACTAAGCCCATCAAAATAGGCGGATTGATCGAAATGCCGAATGAGCTGCAGGAAGGTGCCTTCGCCCTTCGTGCGCATTTTCCTTTCGGCATCCGCATAGGTCTCAGCAAGCCTTGCTTCATCGAGCGGAAGGCCAGTCGCGCGATGGTAGAGATAGATCTTGATCGATCCATCCGCTTGGCGCTTCTTGACGCGATGAATGCCCTTCAGCTTGAGAGGCTTGTTAGGCAGCCTCGGTCTTCCGCGCATGCTGGGCCTTCCAGCGTTGATAAGGGCTAAGCTCGGCCTCGGAGTCTGTCACAAGACCGGAAGAGCAGTCCAGCGCACGATCGAGCGCCTTCCGGTCCCACCGGTTGGTGCCCGGGATCGGTCCCGGCACGATGCCCCTTGCTCGCCAACGATCGAAGGCGGCGAGGGTGTTGCAGCCGCAATAATCGGCCGCTTCCTGCTTCGTAAGGCACCGCTTGTTCATCATGCTTGCCGCCTGTCTTTCAGCTGCAGGCGGTCGCCGATGATTTCTGCGCGGCCGCTGGCGATCAGGCGGGCGACGACGCCGTCACCGATCCGCCGCGTGCCAAACCGCCAACCGCCGCGCGTCGCCCGCTCAAAGGGGCTGAGTTTGAGCAGGCGTAGGTGTGTGTAGAGGTGGGCCGGGAGGGGCTGAGCCATGTCAGTTGACCCTGAACGCCGGAGCGCCGAGCAGCGGCGCCTCGAGTGCGCACCGGATTCTCAAGGGTAGGGCCTCCGGCGCGAAGTCGCGCGCGAGTGTGGTTGGGCGGTTGATCGCGCTTCGTTCTCGATTTCCGGAAAACTTCTGCCCTTTTCTGGAAAGACTATGCCCGACGTTCTGGCTTGACAGAACGGGTTGTGGCGGCCGCCTTAATTGGCTCATGCGGCCGCTCCGTTTTGTCGAGAATAGGCCAGGGTACGTGCCGCGTCGGCGTGCTCGAAGATCTGAGACTTCCGCCATCCCATCCGCACCAGGTCCGGCAAAGCGGCGCCTTCGTTGCGGGTGGTGATGGTGATGAAGTCGTCCGCAAGCTGGGCGATGGCTGCCGGCCCCTCAAGCCGGGCCCGGGCTCCAGGAATGGCCTGCGGGGCGATCAGGCCGGCCACACGCTCCCGTTCGGCCTGAGCGGCCTCCTGGGCCGCGGCAGCGTCCTGGCGGGCCTTACGGGCCGCGAGGAGGGCGTTTAGGGTAGCTTGGCGGTTGATCCGCTTACCTCGCATCACCGGTGCCGTGCGGGGACAGCCTTTCGACCGGACGTCGGCGAATTGGCCTTCTATCGGCAATCGGAAGAAGCCATGAAGGCGAAGCTGAGCGTCGAACTCTGATGCGGTTAGGTCGGTAGCGGGTGAAGTGCGGCGCGACACAGCTGGCTCCCCTGGTGTTTCACGGGAAACATTTGCGCAAATCGCAAGGAATCGTCAACGACAATTTTGCGACAATCGCAAAATGCTGAGGCTTGCTGTGTTGTTTAGAGGTCTAGGACCGTTCGCTTGACTCGGCCCACCACGAAGCGCTCCCCCTCTGCCTTTGATTTCAAGTAAATGGGCTCATGAACGGGGTTGGTAGAAAACGGCTCGAGGCGGGGAGGGTTTGCCTTCCATAGCTTGAACGTCACCTCTCCACGGATAGAGAAAACGTATGGGCGATTTGAAACGAGCTCGCGCTCAGACTTGTTGATTACTATGGTCGACCTGTCCGGCGAAATCCGGTCCATGGAATCGCCCTGAACCGTCAGTGCTATGAAGTCCCCGCGTCCAAGATCTGCGAAAACCAGCAGGGGAACGTCGTCCATCGGTAGCTGCGAGAGCGGGCTGGTCAACTTACCGGCAGGGACGCTATCCAGCAGGGGGACGGTCGTGATCTTGGCTTCGGCTCGCCCTCTTGCGTCAGCTGCTTTTGCTCGAGCGGCTCGCAATCCGGGTGGCTCCTCCCCGAAAAATTCCGCCATCCCGATCAGTTCTTCGAGGGAGATGCGCCTGGTCTCTTTCCGGGCGTCCGGATTCAAAATCCGGCTTATCGCGTCGGCCCTGATTCGCAAATGTGTGGCCAGCTTGCCAGCCGCTCCGCGCCCGCGGTCGGCGAGTTTTGCACTGAGCCAGCGCCGTTGTTCGTTATGTAAGTCCTTCATTCCCTTATAATTTGCGCAAATCGCAAAATCGTCTATCGCGCTTTTCGCAAAATTGGCTGGACATGTATTTGCGATAATCGCAAGGATCGGGTTGTGATGATCCTGAACCCTGCCAAAGCTGTTATCGATAAGGTCGGCGGCTACGAAGCCGCCGCCGACATCACCGGAAAGCACATCACGCGGGTTTATAGGTGGACTTATCCCACCTCCCGCGGTGGGACTGGCGGCGTCGTTCCTCATTCCGACGCGTTGAAGCTTCTCAATCATGCCAAGTCCGCCGGGATCGCTCTAGCGGCCGATGACTTCCTGCGTGAGCCGTCGGTCGCTGAGGGGGCTTTCCCCTCATGAGCCCCATCCGCTCCGAACAGTCAAAGCGACGGTCCGATCAGCCGATCGGCAAAGACCGATCAGCTGATCGGTGGTTTCTGCCCATCGCTCTGACATTTCGAAAGATTTTCCCGAAGAAGACCGCCGAGGTTTTGGCCGACATGGCTGGCCTTCGCGATGTCCGCCCAGCCGAGCTTTGGCTCGACGGCAGCCGCGCGCCGAGCGGCGAAGCGCTCGCGCGAATGATTGCCTCCGCCCATGGCGATCTCGTCATTCGCGCGCTCACCCAAGGGTCGGGTCAGACCTGGGTCAAGCGCCACCGGCGCATCGAAAACCTGGCAGCCGCGCGAGCCGAGGTGGAGGCCGCGCAGCGTCGTCTTGCCGAGGCCGAAAGGGGCATTGAGCCGTGACCGAAGCTGCCACGCATCTTTCGAATCCCGACGATCTACGCTTCCTGGTCATGCTTGCCGCCGTGCTGCTCGCGGGCGCCGGCCTGGCTGTCCTGGTCGGCCTCCAGCCGTTTCTGCATCGCGATGATGGTGGCTTCGGCTTTCGCTGGGTGAAGCGCCAATGAGAGCGGCCCGCGCCATCCTGTTCGGGAGCGACCGGCGGGTGATCGTCGGTGCCGTGCGCGTCGTCATCGCCGACGAAGCGCCGAGAGTCATCCTGCTTGGTCACCGGACCTTTCTGCCGATGCCTGCGCCGCCGAGCTGGGACGCTAAGTCCGTTCTTGCTTACGGGGAGGAGACTCCTTTCCGTGCCGATGAGGGGCTGCTCGAATGATGCAGGCGCCGGTCAACCTCCTGGGTGTACGCGCGGTCGCGTTCGAGGCCGATCTCGTTGACCTTTCCTGGACGCCGTGGCGCCGCATCTGGCTGTCCTCGCGCAAGCCGGTGTGGACGCTGGTCGACGCCGACGACTTCGACTGGCTGATGCAGTGGCAGTGGAACGTCTGGCACGGCGGCCAGGGCAAGGAATGGCAGCTCTATGCCAAACGGAACACGGGCGAGCGGCGCGACACTGTGCGGATGCATCGCGAGCTGCAGATCCGCAACGACCCGCGCGACGCCGACTTCGTCGCATCCCATGTCGTCGACCACATCAACGGGCAACCACTCGACAATCGGCGGGCCAACCGCCGCTGGCTGACGCAGCGCGCCAACATCATCAACCGCCGCACCCGCGGCGAGGCGCCGAGCCTCGACAACATCCTGGCCGGGCTGCTCGCACGCCTGCCCGCGCGCGAACAGCTCGAGGAGATCCCGTTTTGACCGAGCTGGTCCGATACGAGGCGGCGCGCCGCGCACTGGCGGAGGCGGTTGCGGTCGACGAAGTCTTGGCCATCCACGACCATGCCGAAGCTATGCGGCACGCGATGCGCATCGCCGGTGATAAGGCGCTCGAAATCCAGGCCGCACAAATCCGCTTCCGCGCTGAGCGGCGGCTCGGCGAGCTGCTCCTAGAGCAGAGGAGAACGGTGGGGCTCAATCGCGGCCGCGCTGGCGCTGGCCGGCCCCGTTTAGGTGGTTCTGATGAGGAACAGCCTAAATGGGCCCGGCAGGCGAAGCCCGACGAACGTCCGACGCTCGCCCAGGTCGGGATCGACCGCAAGCTGTCATCCAAGGCGCAGCGCCTGGCTGCTATGGACCCTGCCGAGTTCGAGCGGGCGCTCGAACAGCACGCCGCGGAGATGCGCGCCGGCAATGGCCGCATCGCCATGGATCTGCACAAGATAGGCGCCGAGGAGCGGGGCCGCACTGCGCGCCGGGAGCTGGCGATCGCGCTTTCGGCCAAGTCTGCTGAGCTGCCGTCGGGGCGGAAATACGCCGTCATCTACGCGGACCCGCCCTGGCATCGCGACCAAGGTGTGACCTCGCGCTCCTACGAGAACCACTATCCGACAATGTCGTGGCAGGAGATCTGCGCGCTCCCGGTCGCCGATCGCGTGCTGCCCGATGCCTGGCTGTTCCTGTGGATCCCGCGCGCGCACGCCTTTGCGCTGCACGAAGTCGAGATGGAGGTCGAGGTCGTCGAGACCGGCGAGATCGTCCGCGCCAAAGTCATGATGCCGCTGGGGTGGGCTGTCGCGCAGGCCTGGGGCTTTGACGCCTATTCGACCGCGTTCGTCTGGACCAAGACCGACGAGGATCATCCCGACGAGGGTGGCGGCGCCATCCTGGTTCGCGACCAGGACGAACTGCTGCTGATGTTCAAGCGCGGCAACGGTCTCCCGAAGCCGGAGAGAAAATTCGGCTCGAACCATCGCGAGCGCTCGCGGCCGCTCGGCCATTCCACCAAGCCGCAGCATTACCGGCGCATGATCGCGGATATGGCCGGCGCCAACGTCCCAACCCTCGAAATGTTCGCGCGCTTCGACCCCGAAAGCCCAGCGCCTGCCGGCTGGGATCTCTGGGGCAACCAGGCGGGTGAGGAGGCAGCGCCAAAGGATCTCCCCGAGCCCTCCGGTGAGACCGAGGCGGCCGCGGCGATAGCAACTGACGGGGCCAGCGCCGCTGCGGCCGTCGCGGAGCCGCCGTACAACGCCGGCGACGTCGTGGTCATTGACCAGCTCGCCGGCTCCGATTGGCTTCGGCCTGCCGAGCTGGATGCGCTCGAGCTGTCCGAGCTGGAGCAGCTGCGCATCCTATCGGATTTCTGTCACCCAAAGCGTGGCGCCATGCAGAACGTGCTCGGCCCACATTGGGCCGCGCGCGAAATGGCTTATCTCTCCGGCGGTCAATGGCAACTGCGCGAGGCCGGTAAGGTGCGCCTGCGGGAGTTGATCGACTCTCTGGCACCGCTAGCGCCGGCCGCTCTGACCGAGCCATATCGCGCGCCGCAGATGTCGCTGTTTGATGTAGCGGCGCCGCTGCTGGACTGTCCCACTCCGGAGGTGGTCGATGGCGCGCTGCAAACGCGTCTGCCGATGGATGCCTATGAGCTCGCCGAGCAGATCGCGCTGATTGAGATCGCCGCAGGCAATTGGCGAAACGTCGATCCCGAAATGAGGCGCCACCTAGTCGGAGCGCGCGAATACGCGCACTGCACGACCGACGAACGCATCCTCATCACCGACGAGGGCAGGGCATTTCTGGCGCAGCTCGTGGCGCCGGCATCACTTCAACAGCAGGGGGTTTCAACGTGACAACGATCTTGCCGCATCAAACAATCCCGCCGCACGCGATGCGTCGCGTGGTGCTGGAGTCGCCGTTTGCTGGCGATATCACAGCCAATGTTGACTATGCCCGCGCCTGCATTCGCGACAGCCTCTTGCGCGGCGAGGCACCGATCGCGTCTCATCTGCTCTACACCCAGCCGGGCATCCTCAATGATGAGGACCGTAATGAGCGCGCACACGGCATTAATGCAGGGCACGCGTGGATGTACGGCGGCGGCGTCCAGGCCGTTGTAGTCTACGTCGATCGCGGGGTCTCCACCGGCATGGAAGCCGGCATTCGCGCCGCTGAATTCCTTGGCCTTCCGGTGGAGCGCCGCTCGCTCAATGGCGGTGCCGCATGATCCGCGATCAGATCCTCATCGGCGCCGGCTTCGTCGTGCTCTTTGCTGGCTTCATGGCCGGCTACACCATCGCATGGTGGCAGCGCGGCCGTCTGGCCGAGCGAGACCTCGCCGACGTCTCGGGCCCCGAGACCACGGTGATCCTTGGAGACCTCGAGGCGCGCGTGCGGAGGTCGCAGGCGTGAAGCACAAATGGAGCGAGAAGGTTCGCAGCGATGACGGCCACTCATCGCGCCAGTGTTGCGAGCGCGAGGGCTGCGAGATCGTCTGCGTGTCGCGCCACGAAACCGTCGAGCGCGGCTGGCCGGTGCACTGGAAGGAATGGTTTCGCGGGACCGTGCTCATCCGGCGCGGCGGGAACACGCCCACGTGCGAGGCGGCTGAGGCCTGCGCCGATGCCTGACACCAGCCTCATTGTTTCGACAATTGCCGCCGGCGGACGTGCTGGGCTCAAGTTGGCCGACGTCATCACCGCGCTGGTGCGCAAAGTGGCCGACCGCGAAGTTGATGGGCTCGACAAGTACCAGGTCGTGAGCTTCGGCCGAACGGTCAATGGCGCGCGCTTTCCAGATCGATGGTGGCCGCGCCTGGCTAAGGCGATCGAGACCGGCGCTTTCGATTACATGTCGGAGCAGGCGATCGTCGATGTGATGATCGACCACGACAGGCCGTAGCAGCGGCGGTTTCTCTCTAGCGTTCTGTTGCTTACGGCGTCCAGTTGAATCCAGAAGTTAAGAGCATCACCATGCCTACCGCCCGCGCCGAAAGACGGCCGCGCCGCATAGCTGCCGACGAGGCGCATGCCTGGGCGCGAAATCTCCGGCTTCGCAATCTGCATGCCAAGATGGTTCTGAGCATGCTCTCGCTCTATGTCGACGGAGACGGATTCTGCTTTGTTAGCGTCCCCTCGCTCGCTGAGGATTGCGAGCTGTCGCAAGACACCGTCCGCCGGCGCCTTGCCTGGCTGGAGAAGATTGGCGCTATCACCCGGCGTGAGCAATGGGTCGACGAGCACGGCAACCGCAACGATCGCGGGGTTGGGCGGCGCACCTCAGATCTTATCCGATTGTTGCTCGAGGCGGACCAGAGCCTGATCGAGGCGCGCGCGCTTGGTTTCGTCAGCGAAAGTGATGGTAATCCATCGCAGTCTGACCCTAGCTGCCAGCTAGGGTCAAATTCGCCGGGGGACTCTGCTGGGACTCGGTTAGGACTCTGCCGACCCTCGCACTGTGGCGAGGGCCTAATCTCTGAACCTGAACCTGAACCTGAATCCCCCAAAGCCCCCGATGGGGGCGAGGGGAAGCGCTCCGTTGACGAAGAAAGCGAACCAGAGGGGTTTGCGGATGCCTGGTCCGCCTGGCCTGGCCACGAGGTCATGCGGCGGGATCTCGCGCTTGCCGAGTTCCGCTCGCTGACCGCCGAGCAGCGGCTGCACTGTCGCGCGTCGGTTCGGCCATTCACCGAGGCGCTCGCCAGGGCAGGGCGGACCAAGCCCCCGAATTTCCATCTGTGGATACGTAATCGCGGCTTTGAGGAATTCCCGTATCGGCCCGACGGCTCGCCGCCGGTTGCGACGGGGCCGATCGAGGAGGCCTCGGAAGCTGGCCAGGCCATCACCACGCTGTACGCGATCGCAAGGACGCGCCCGTTCGTCAGCAACGGCCGAGTGATCTATCCGGGCGGCGTCAGCCCGCAGCTCCTGGCGTTCGCGGCCGTGGCCGACAAATCGGCTTGGCGGTGGATCACCGATCGGCAGCAGATCGCCGCGTGGCAGGCGTTCCTAGCGGCGCATGTGCGCGGCGGCAGGCCCGCGCTTCTCGAAAAACGCGGCGAGGAAATGGGCTTCTACGCGCCGCGCCCATGGCCACCGCGCAAGGACGGCGGCTGGCCGGAATCGGAAGCCGCTCAAACCGTCACGAACGACGCATCACTCGCAGGGGAAGAACGATGACCACGGTCTACAAAATTGGGGACTTCGTCGAGTATGTCCCGCTTGTTGATGATGCGGTTGCCGTGCCGCTCGAGCCGAAGCGCTGGTATTTGCTGCTGACCTATCCGCACAAGGAGCGGAAGGTCATGCAGACGTTCCGCGAACGCGGCGTGAGCGCTTATCTGCCGATGATCCGCAAGCGAACGGTCTATCGCGGCCGGCTCTGCGACGTCGCGGCGCCGCTTTTCGCCCAAGCGATCTTCATCCCGGATTTCCAGGCTTCGCTCGGAGGGGTGAGGGTCGATGGCGTGGACGGTTATTTCAGGATGGGCGACTGCTATCCGTACCTGAAGCCCAGCGACATGGCGAACGTGCGCGCACTGGAGGCAATGGGATCAATCCCTGTGTCCCGTCGCAAGCGACTCTGGAGCATTGGCCAGTTGGTTCGCATCACCAGCGGTCCATTCGCGTCATTCCAGGGCACAATCGATCGGCTTGACTCGAAAGGCCGACTCAACGTCCTTGTGGACATCTTCAAGCGCATGACCCCGGTCGAATTCGACGAAGGTCAAATCGAGCCAGCCTAGGTGTTGCGACCGCGCACTGAATGGCTCGAACGGAGCAGCTCTCTCCGGCGCATCCATCTTCGCTCCAGCAGCGAAGTGGAAGTTGACGGGATTCCGATGGACAAGCCCGGCCAAGAGCCGGGCTTTTACATTTTTAGGGCAGTCGCCGCTCTCAGGTAACTGAAGGTGCGTTAGAGCTTTTCTGTGGGTCGGGTCCGGCTGCCAGAATGATTGCGCTCGCCATCGTGCGACCTATTCTCTTTAGAAGGGCAGGAGCTTCAGGGATAGCGGCAGCCGCTTCAGGGGCGCAAGAGAGGGCGCAGCACCATGAGCACTTCGGCTGAAATCTGCCTTATGGCAGCCTTTGTCGGATCACCCATCGGCTCGGTTTTGTCGCCATTGCCAGCGAGCCAACCGAGTGAGTTCTCCTTGACGAGGCGTGCATATACTTCGTCGAGCTCTGGATCGACATGGCCGCCACCGTCCTGATTAGCCGCGGTCAGGATCAAATCTTTTCGCGAGACGGCATCGTGCCCTTGAGTCTTGAAGACGATCTCGTTCCACCATTCGTCAAAGGAAACCTCGCGCTTATGGGGCGTATGCTCTCCGCGAGGGATGTAGCGGACGCCAGCATCGCCCAACTGTATGGCTAACAGCCCCATATGGCTCACCAGATTGCGCGGATCGAATGGGCTCGCGGTGCTGACAAAAGCAGGCTTATGGTTGAGCTGTCGTAACAGTGACTTCGAGCGCTTTGTCTCATGCAGCAGAACGCGTATGGTCAGCGCCATTCTCTTGGCCTCGCCAGTGTTGCCGGCGTCGAACGCTGCTGCGGAGGCGTTCAGAAAACCAATTTGCTCGGCCAAGTGGACTTTGAGTTCATCATCGCTGATCGGCCGTCTTTGGCGATGGTTTGCCATTCATGAACCTCGAAGAAAAGGGAGCTTGCTGGAAACAGTCAGAAACGGACATAGCAAAGAATTGCAGATTATTGGAGCACTCCCTCAGGGGGTGCGGCCGTGCTTTGGTTGGCCCTGCTACGGCCCTCCTTGGGTGTTTCCTCCCTAGATTTCTCTGCATATCCAGCGGGCCGATCGCTTCATTGCCGTCGGCCCTTTTTTGCGTCACGGGTCCTTCTGGCTTTCCGAGCGAACGCGGGTAATTCGGACCCCGCCGTTTCGCTAGCCGGAGGGGGTGAGAAGTTAGGTTGACACGGTTGACATAGTTGACAGCCGATAGTTGACAGGATCGCCGCCCGTGCAGCTCCAGCCTATGCAGATCGAATTCCGCGCCCTCGGCACCATCGTGCCGTTCGAGGGCAACGCGCGTCTGCACTCGGAGGCGCAGGTCGCCGAGATCGCTGCGTCGATCAAGGCGTTCGGTTTCAACAATCCGATCCTGGTCGACGCCGAGGGCATCATCGTCGCCGGCCATGGCCGCTACGCCGCGGCGAAGTCGCTGGGCCTCGCCGAGGTGCCGGTGGTGCCGCTCGGCCACCTGTCCGAGGCCGCCCGCCGGGCCTACTGCATGGCGGACAACCGTATTGCGGAAAGCTCGACCTGGGACGAGCAGTTGCTCGCCCGCGAGATGGCCTATCTGCAGCAGGCCGGCGCCGTCGACCTGGCCGTGCTTGGCTTCTCGAAAAGGGAGATCGAGCGGCTGCTCAAGGGGGCCCACGGTGGGCCACGGGGGCGCACGGAGCCCGATGCCGCGCCGGCGCCGCCAAAGCTGGCCGTATCCCGGCTCGGCGACACCTGGCTTCTGGGCGGCCATCATCGGCTACGCAATGGATCGTCGACTAATCCCGAGGACGTGGCCGCGCTGCTTGAGGGTGAAAAGCCGCACCTGATGGTGACCGATCCGCCCTACGGCGTGAACTACGACCCAGCCTGGCGCAACGAGATCATGCGCGCGGACGGGTCTATGGTAGGAGCGCGGGCGACTGGAAAGGTGCTCAACGACGACATTGCCGATTGGACCGAGGCCTGGCGCCTGTTTCCCGGCCATGTCGCCTACGTCTGGCACGGTGGCCTACACTCGGCGACCGTCCAGAGCTCGCTCGAGGCGGCTGGGCTCAAGGTCCGCGCGCAGGTCATCTGGAATAAAAAGCGGATGGCGATCGGGCGTGGCGCCTATCACTGGAAGCACGAGCCGGCGTTCTACGCGGTCAAGGAAGGCGCCGACGATTGTTGGCAGACCGAGCGGTTCGCAGACGACCATGAGGTCGCGAGCTACGCCGTCAAGGAAGGCGAGACCTCAAAGTGGGTCGGCGGCCGCAAGCAGTCGACCGTTTGGGATATCGACCACGTCAAGAACGATACGGGCCACGGCACGCAGAAGCCGGTCGAGTGCATGCGCCGGCCGATCGTCAACAATTCTCGCATTGGTGATGCAATCTATGAGCCCTTCGACGGCTCCGGCTCGACCATCATCGCCGCGCACGTCGCCGGCCGCCGCGCCTTCGCCATGGAGCTAAACCCGGCCTATGTCGACGTCGCGGTCCGCCGCTGGCAGGACTTCACCGGCGGCGTCGCCATCCTCGACGGTGACGGCCACACCTTCGCCGAGGTCGCGCGCGCCCGCGGCGTCGAGCTGGTCGAGGCCGAGCAGTCGGTCAAGGCCGCAGCTCGCAAGAAGAAACCCGCAGCCGCGGCCTAGCCCATGACCGGAATGACGCAAACCGAGTATGCCGCGCATCGCGGCGTCTCCCGGCAGGCCATCTCCAAGCTGGTCAAGGCGGGCAAGATCCCGCCGTCGGCGTTCGTCGACGGCAAGATCGACCCGGCCGCCGCCGATTTCGCGCTCGGCGAAAGCCGCGAGCGCATCCTGTCGGGCGATGCGGACGAGGGCGAGGAGTTCGGCGGCGCTGATCCGACCTTCGGCAGTGCCGCCGGCACGCGCTCGGCGGCCGCGAGCGACTCGAGCGTCGCGCGCCTCACGCAGGCGAGGACCGCGACCGAGATCTACCGGGCGCGCACGGCCGAGCTGGAATACGACCAGCGCGTCGGCAAGCTGCTGTCGACCGAGGACGTCACCCGCTCGATGGAGCGATGCGCCGCCGTCATCGTTCGCGAGCTGGAAGGCCTGCCGAATTTCGCCGACGAAATCGCAGCGGCGATCACGAAGGACGGGCTGCCCGGCGCGCGCCAGGCGCTGAAGAACATCGCGCGCAATGTGCGCCTGGCGCTCGAGCAGAACATGCGCGTTGTCGCCGACGATGATGAGACCGGAAAGGAGGGCGTGACGTCATGAAAACACTTCCGCGCGCTCTGCCGATCATAGCCGGCATTTTCGCGTCGATGTTCTCGCCGCCGGCGCCGATCGCGCCCTCGGCGTGGGCCAACCAGCATTTCTATCTGCCGGACGGCGAGCGCAAGAGCCAGCTCATCGACCTCTCGCGCACGCCGCACCTGATCGAGCCGCTCGATGCGCTCGGGCCGGATGCGCCCGACAACGAAATCGCGGTGATGAAGTCCGCGCAGTCGGCATTCACAACGCTATTGCAAATCGCGGCCTGCCACTCCATCGACCGCGATCCCTGCGACATGATGATCGTGCAGCCAACCGACTCGGCGCTCGCGGACTTCAACTCGCAGAAGCTCGGCCGCGCGCTCGAATTGTCGCCGGTCATGCGCAGGAAGGTCTTTCCGCAGACCGCGCGCGCCGGCAATGCGTCGAAGACGTACGAGAAAAAGTTCTCGCCGGATTGCTCACTGTTCCTGTCGCTGGCGTCGTCGACCGCGGATTTGCGCTCGAAAACGATCAAGAAGGCGCTTTGCGATGAAATCGACGAGTATCCCGCCGACCTCAACGACCAGGGCGACCCGCTCGACATGATCCGGGCGCGCCAGATTTCGTTCCTGCGCTCCGGCACATGGAAGCGCGCCTATTTCTCGACGCCGACCATCAAGGGTTCGTCGTCGATCGAATCCAAGTTCGAGGCGGGAGATCAGCGCCGCTGGACCATGGTCTGCCCGCACTGCGGCGACAAAAATCTGCGCTTCGAATGGTCGGAGAAGTCGCCCCATTTTGAATTCGAGAAGGCGCCGCCTTATCGCGCGCGCTACATTCCGCCTTGCTGTGGCGTCGTGATCGATGGCTGGCAGAAGTTTGCAGTCTACGCGACGGGCCGCTGGGTGCCGACGGCGCCGGGCGAGGGCCGTTACAAGTCGTACCACTTCGACGCGCTGTCCTCGCCGTTCGTCCCATGGGATGAGATTGCGAAAGAGTACGTCGAGGCAGGCGACAATCCGACCAAGCTCAAGACGTTTTGGAATCTGACGCTCGGCCTGCCGTTCGAGCTGAAGGGTGACGCGCCGGACTATGAGCGGCTGCTCGCGCGGCGCGAGGACTATGCGCCCGGAGTCGTTCCCGCCCGAGGCCTGTTGTTTGTCGGTGGTGCAGACGTGCAGCACACTGGCATTTGGGTGGAGGGCGTTGCCTTCGCCTCAAATGGCGAGTCCTGGAGTGTGGTGCACGAGTTCTTTGAGGGCGAAACCACCGACCAGAAGGCCGGTGCCTTCGCCAGGCTCGCCGCGTTCTACGAGCAGACGTTTCCGGACGCGTTTGGTGGTCATCGCGTGCTCGACTGCCTCGCCGTCGACGCCGGCGATGGCGGTCGCGCCAACCAGGTTTATGCGTTCTGCCGCTCGCGGCCGCGGGCCTACGCCATTAAGGGCGTGCCCGGTTGGGCCTCGCCGGCCATCGGGACGCCGAAGCAGGTCGACGTCAAGCTGTCCGGTAAGAAGGTAAAAAATGGTGCGACGCTCTGGCCGGTCGGCACCTGGGGGCTCAAGGCGACCTTCTACACCAACCTGCTGAAGGATGGCCGCAAGGCCGGTGCTGAGGTCGATCCGGATGGCTACTGCCATCACCACCAGAGTTGCGACGAGCGTTACTTCAAGCAGCAGACTGCGGAGTATCTCAAGACCACGACGGTGCGCGGCCGCACAGTGAAGATCTGGCAGGAGACCGGCCCGAACCATCTGCTCGACTGCCGGATCTACGCGATGGCAATGGCCGAGTATCTCGGTCTGTCGAGGTTGTCGCCGGAGCAGTGGGCCATCCTGGCGCGCGAGCGCGGGGTGCCGCCGGTCGTCGCTGAGCCGGACTTGCTCGCGCCCGAACCGGTCAAGATCGCAGCTAAGCCCGCTCTGGTCGGGCGACCGAAGAAGCCGACGCGCGGTCGACGGGTTCTCTCGAAGGGTATCTGAAATGTCGGGCTTCAACTCTCCCACGGATTAGGCCCGACCATGTTTCGGCGCATCCGGGGGAGGTCAGCTACGTGCCAACAGTAGAACACCAAGCGATATTCGCTAAACAGGATTGTAGCCGCGGTCGCTCACGCTAACGAACGGACGCCACTTATTAGGCGGCGTCCGCTCGCAGATTGGCTAGAGCTGGCCTAGATCAAAGGCCCAATCTCTTGCGAACCCACCCATTTCGTCCGATGAGGTCGTTATTCTCGTTCGGGCGACCGCGGATATCGAAGTTGCTTATATCGCTCTGCACGTTGCCGATAATTGTGCCGGGCCGCAGATGCTGTGGCATCTGCTGTTGCAGATACTGGTGGACGGCGCCGCAGGGTCCTGGGCCTAATGGACCACTGCAAATCGGCCCTTGCTGCGGGTCGTGCCACAGGAACTGCTGTGCAGAAACGGGTCCGCTCGCGAAAGTGCTGAAGACCCCCATCGCTACTGCGATCGATAGCTTGCTTGCTGCTTTCATTCCGACGTCTCCTATTTTGAAATGGACGACAGTCGCGCGATCACTCTAGCTGAGCGAGAAATCGGTCTTTGTGAACTAACCCACAATCTGCAGAGAAATGCGCCGGTCGTTATGGGTCAAGCGGACCACTCCAGACGCCCGCTGTAAGTCCACTAAGTGGGACCACACCCCCTCAGGGACAGCGAGCGCTCCACCCTTCTTACAGTCCCTCTACATCGCAGGAGCCCGCCCATGGCAGGCATCACGCTCGCTGACGCGCAGGCGCAGCTCGCCATTTGGCTGGCCGCGTCCGTCGCGGTCGCAAAAAGCCAGAGTTATGAGATCGACACCGGAAATGGGCGCCGCAAGCTGCAGCGCGCCGATGCTGCTGAGATCCGGCAGCAGATCGAATTTTGGGACGCGCGGGTGAAGGCATTGACGGCGGCGGCCTCGGGCGGTCGTCGCCGTACACGCTACGTGGTGCCCTTCCGATGAGCGATTTCCGGCAGAACATCATCGATCGGGTGGTCTCGGCAATCTCGCCGGCGGCTGGCTTGGCGCGCATGCACGCGCGTGCGCGGCTCGACGCCACGTTCGGCGGAGGCGGCCGCTTCGGCTACAATGGCGGCCGTCGCGATCGACGTTCGCTCAAAGCGTGGTTTCCAGGTCAGGGAAGTGCGGACACGGATTCGCTGCTCGACCTGCCGCAGCTCCGCGGCCGCTCGCGTGATTTGGGCCGCAATGCGCCGCTTGCCGCCGGCGCAGTGTCGACCACCACCATCGGCGTCGTTGGTGAGGGGCTCAAGCTCGAGGCATCGATCGACAGCAAAGTGCTCGGGCTCACGCCGGAGCAGGTCGACGCGTATGAGCAGGAGCAGGAACGGGAGTGGGGCGTTTTCTGCGCAACCGCCGACTTTACCCGCGTGCAATGCATGGACGAGATGCAGCAGCTGTCGCTCCGCTCGGCGCTCGAGTCGGGCGACGTGTTCGCCGTCCGCCGTTTTCGCCGTGATCCCGGCGACGTCTACGGCACAAAGGTGCAATTGCTCGAAGCCGACCGGATCTCGAATCCAAATTGGGCGCAGGACAGCGACCGGATATCCGGAGGCGTCGAGTTCAACGACGACGGCGTGCCGGTCGCCTATTACGTCTCCAACAAGCATCCAGGCGGCCGCCGGGTGATGGGAATGAAGTGGGAGCGCGTGCCCGCCTGGAGCGGCGAGGGTCTCAAGACCGTGCTGCATGTTTATGAACGGCTGCGGCCCGAACAGTCGCGCGGCATTCCATATCTCGCGGTTGTGGTCGAGCATCTCCAGCAACTGTCGACCTACAGCGCGGCCGAAGTGGATGCCGCGGTGGTCTCGTCCTTCATCACGGGCGTGATCCAGGCGCCGGCCGACGACGACGCCAGCGATCCGATCGTCGGCGAGAAGGATGCCGGGCTGAACGACAACGAGGTGAAGCTTGGCGCCGGCGCGCTGATCTCTACGGGCCCGGGCGAGACGTTTACGTCGTTCAATCCCCAGCGGCCGAACGCCAATTTCGACGGGTTCGTGAAGGCTTTCTGCCGTGAGGTTGGGGTCGCTCTGGAGCTTCCGGTCGAGTTGCTGCTCAAGAGTTTCACGGCGTCCTACTCGGCATCGCGCGCGGCGCTGGAGATGGCTTGGCAGGCGTTCCGCCGTCGCCGCGCCTGGTTTGCCGGCCGCTTCTGTCAGCCGCTCTATGAATGGATGATGGAGGAGGCCGTCGCGTCCGGCCGGCTAAACCGCCCGGGCTTCTTTAGCGATCCCGTCATCCGCGCGGCATGGTGCGGCGCGCAGTGGGTTGGCCCGCAGCGCCAGAGCCTCAATCCGTACCAAGAAGCGCAGGCCGATGCGCTGGATATTCAGACCGGCACCAAGACCATCGAGCAGGTCTGCATGGAGCGCACCGGCGGCGATTTCGACAAGAAGAACGAGCAGCGCGGCAAGGAGCAGGCTGCGCGCAACGCCGCCGGACTAGGTGTTCCTGCGCCGGCTTCGGGGCCGGCCGCAGATCCGAGCGAAGCTCCTGAAAAGACAGACGACACGTCCGACGACGAAACCGAGCCTCAGAGGAGCGACGCATCATGACGCTGCTAATGCCTCATATCGCCAGCCGACTGTTCGGCTCCGAGCTGATGGTTGATCCCGGGAAGCTGCAGGCCTTTCTGATCGGCCTCGGTGCGCGCATCGTCGAGGGCGGCGTGACGCTGCCGGGTATCGCGGCAGTCAATCATGTTGCTTTCGAGAACGGCCGTCCGTCCGATGCGATGGGCAAGGTGGGTGATCCCATCGGTCGCGTGTTCGAGAGCAAGGGGCGGGGTGATCTCCTGGTTCAGACGATCGACAGCGTCGGCATCATCGGTATTGAGGGCACGCTGGTGCACAAGGGCAAGTTCATCGGCCAATCCTCTGGCGAAACGTCCTATGAGGGGCTGCAGGCGCAGATCGCGCGCGCGACCCGTGATCCAAAGATCAAGGGCGTTGTGTTCGAGGTCGATAGTTTCGGCGGTGAAGTTAACGGCGCCTTTGAGACGGCGGCGATGATCTCGCAGTTGTCGGCGCAGAAGCCGACGCTCGCAATCCTGACCGACTTTGCGCTGTCGGCTGGCTATCTGTTGGCCTCAGCCGCTCGCCAGATCGTCATGCCGGAGGCAGGGGCCGCCGGCTCAATCGGCGTCGTCACCATGCACGCCGACCTGTCCAAGAAGCTCGAGCAGGAGGGCGTCAAGGTCACGCTGATCTCGTCCGGCAAGCACAAGACGGACGGCAGTCCGACCGTGCCGCTCGGTGACGACGTTCGAGCCGCGATGCAGGCGCGCGTCGATCTGCGTCGTGATCAATTTGCTGCGGTAGTCGGCGCTGCGCGCGGCTCGCGGCTTCCCGCGGCGCAGGCGATGGAGACTGAGGCGCAGGTCTATCACGGCGAGGAAGCCGTGCGGGCTGGGCTGGTTGACGGGATCATCGACCCGCAGCTCGCCTTCGCCGAATTCGTAAAGCGTGTCCACTAAGCGGCCAATCGGCCATCAAAAGGAGAAGACCATGACGACTTCCGGACTGGCGGCCGTGCACCTCGCTGCGGCCGCAACGACGACTGCCCTGCAGGTTCCGCCCACGGCGGCCTCGCACGCGCCGGCGCAGACTGCAGCGGTGCCCATCGCGACCGTTGCGGATCTCGCCGCAGCTTATCCGGCGCTGTGCTTGCAGCTGCGCGCGGATGCAGCGACCGCGGAGCGCACTCGTATCCTTGCGATCGAGTCCGCTGCGTTGCCAGGCCATGAACCGCTTGTTGCGGAGATGAAGGCCGATCCGACCGTGACCGCCGACATGGCCGCCGGCCGCCTGCTCAACGCTGAGAAGCAGCTGCGCGCCGGTCAGCTGCAGGCCGTCAAGGACGTGGAGAAGACAACCGGCGCAGTTGCGGCGGCGCCGACGGCCACGACGACCGCGAAGACCGAGGCTCCCAAGGAGAGCGCTCATCAGCTCGCCGCCCGTGCGCGCGCGTATCAGGACGAGCAGGCCAAGCTCGGAATCAAGCTCTCCGTCGCGCAAGCGGTCGCGCACGTCGAGAAGAACGGCTGACGCCGCGCGCGTCAGCTCCACACCCGCAACGCAGTCCCTAAACCTCTCAGGAGCTACCCATGGCCAACAACGGCCTCACGAAGTCCTACACCGCCGAGGGTGCAATCTCGGCAAACACCATCGTTAAGGTCGGTGCCGCCGACTACGGCGTCCTGCAGGGTGCCGCCGCAACCGACAAGTTGCTCGGCATCACCACCGAGCTTGCTGCCTCGGTCGGCGAGCGGACCGATGTGGTGCTCGAGGGCATTGCCGACCTGAAGCTCGGCGGCGTGGTCGCGCGCGGTGACCTGATTACCTCCGACGCGACCGGGCAGGGCGTCACGGCCGCGCCCGCGGCGGGCAGCAACAATCGCATTATCGCGATGGCGCTGATCTCCGGCGTGGCCGGGGACATCATCCCGGTCAAGCTCGCGCCGGGCTCGCTGCAGGGCTGATCCCCGGCGTTCCACAAGAGTGCGTTTTTCAACCATCAAACTCCCGAAGGAGAACAGGTTAGATGTCTCAGGCTCCCTTTGTCATCCAGCAGCGCCTCATGGCCATTACGCTGGCCTATCGCAACCAGGCGTTCATCTCCGACCTGGTGCTGCCGCGCGTGCCGGTCGACTCGTCCGCTTTCAAGTGGTCGAAATATGCGATCGCCGATGGCTTCACGATTCCGGACACCCGCGTCGGCCGCAAGTCGGCCCCGAACGAGATCGACTGGTCGGCAACCGAACAGACCGACTCCACGATCGACTACGGTCTCGACGATCGCATTCCGCAAGCGGACATCAACAACGCGCAGGCCGCGCAGTCTGTGCAGGGCGTGATGCCCATCGATCCGGAAGCGCGCTCGACCGAGCTGTTGACCGATCTGGTCGCGCTCGACCGCGAGAACCGCGTCGCCTCGACCCTGTTCGCGCTGGGCACCTATCCGGCGGCGCAGAGGACGACGCTCGCAGGCACCACGCAGTGGTCGGACTTCACCAACTCCGATCCGGTGCAGGCGATCATCTCGGCGCTTGATACCTGCGTCATCCGCCCGAACGTCGCTGTGTTTGGGCAGGCGACCTGGTCGAAGCTGCGGACGCATCCGAAGGTGACGGCGGCGATCTATCCGAACGGCGGCAATGCCACTGGTGGCGGCACTCCCGTCTCGCGCCAGGCGGTCGCCGACCTGTTCGAGCTCGAAGAGGTCCTGGTCGGATCGTCCTGGTACAACTCGGCAAAGCCCGGCCAGGCCGCCTCGCTCACTCGCCTCTGGGGCAAGCATGCGTCGTTCATCTATCGCGCGCCGCAGGTTGTGTCGCCGACTGGCACTGTCACCTTCGGCTTCACTGCGCAGTGGGGCGAGCGTATCGCCGGCACGATCGGCCAGGACTCGAGCGTTGGTCTGCGCGGGGGCTCGCGCGTGCGCGTCGGCGAGTCTCTGAAGGAAGTGATCGCGGCTAACGATGCCGCGTATTTCTTCCAGAACGCAGTGGCCTAAGAGGACAAGCGGAAACAGCGGCCCGCTATGGCGGGCCGCGGATGTCCTATTCTCAATTGAAGGAGAGCGAACGTGGCAAAACGTCCTAAGGCCGCCGGCGACATGATCGCAATGAGCCGCATCGAGCACGGAGAAGTGGTCGACGGCAAGAACGTCGTGAAAACCTTCGAGCCCGGCGAGGTTGTTGATCTCGACCAGAAGGTCATCGAAGCGCTTTCCGCGATGGGCGCAGTCGCCGCTTTCACCGCCGAAATGATGTCGCCGGAGGCGCGCATGAAGGCGGCCGAGGCCAAAGCGTTGGCTGATGCTGAAGCGAAGGCCAAGCTGCAGGACGAGGCTCGCGCCAAGTGGACGGCCGACGTCGAGATCCAAAAGCAGTTTCCGCACGTCGAGGCCTATCTCGCGTCGCTGGACCTTGCCTGATCCATGCCGATCGAGACCGCCGCCGACCTGGCCGTGTTCCTCAACGCCGCTGAATTCGGCGCGGAGGGCGTCTACACGCCGGCCGGCGGCCTCGCCAGCGATCCGTTCGCGGGGATCTTTGATCGTCCGTCGATCGGCACCGAGCTCAACCAGGTGGCCGCGATCGACGCGCGCCCGACCTTCTTCTGCCGGGCGGCGGATCTGCCGGCGGCCGCGAATGGCGACGCCGGCGATCGGCTCGCCGTCGCCGGCGAGGGCGCCTTCGAGGTGGTCGCGATCGAGCCGGACGGGCAGGGCATGGTGCTGCTGCGGCTGGGGGCGCTCACCTGATGGTCGCGGTCCGCTACCGGGTCGAAACGTCGGACGTGATGAAGGCGCTACGCAATCTCGCCGAGCGTGACGCGCCGATCGTCACGGCCTATGCGCTCACGAAGACGGCGCAGGACATCAAGGCCGAAGAGATCGACACCATGAAAGCGGTGTTTGATCGCCCGACCCGCTTCACGCTCAATGCGCTGTACGTGAAGCCGGCGACAAAGACGGACCTGGTCGCCGAGGTCTACTTCAAGGATGGCTTCGGCTCCGTGCCGGCCTGGCGCTACCTCGGCCCGCAGGTCGAGGGTGGTGCGCGCGTCCACAAATCGTTCGAGCGGGCGCTGATCCGTTCCGGCATCATGGCGCAGGGCGAATTCGCCGTTCCGGGAGAGGGCGCGACGCTGGATTCGTCGGGGAATATTTCGGGCGGCACCATCACGCGCATCCTGTCGCAGCTCGGCGCCGCCGAGCAGTCCTCCGGCTACAAGGCCAACCAGACCGCGAAATCCCGGGCACGTGCGAAAAAGAAGAACGTTGGTCGCTATTTCGTGCTGCGGCCTGGCGCGGACGGGCGGGCCGATCGCAACGTCGCGCCGGGCATCTATTACCGCGCGGATCTGCGCGAGATGGTGCCGGTGATCATGTTCGTGAAGCCGCCGCGCTACCAGAAGCGGTTTCCGTTCTATGAGCGTGCGCAGGCCGTGTTCCGGCAGAAGTTGGTGCCGCGTGCGCGAGAGGGCTGGGACCGCTTCGTCGGCTCCAAATTGAAAAGGGCCGCGTGATGCCTGACCATGCGCGAAAACAGATCCGCGACGCCGTGGTGACCGGGTTGACCGGACTGCCGTCGACGGCAGATCGGGTCTATGCCGGCCGCACGCGGCCGCTGCAGGCCGGTCACGATCCGACGCTGCTGGTGTACACGCGTGCAGAGACATCGCAGCGCGCCGTGCTCGGCCGCCCGCCGAAGATCGAGCGGCGCTGCACGCTGCATGTCGAGGGCCGGGTCTCGACGGCGGCCGCTCCGGACGATCTGCTCGACCAGATCGCCGCAGAAATCGAGGCCGGGATCGCGGCGCTGATCAACTATGGCACCGCCGTGTTCCTCGGCGGCCTGGCCCAGAACGTCCAGCTCACTGCGACCGAGATAATGGCGGAAGCCGACGGCGATCGTCACATCGGCGGGGTGCGTGTCGAGTATCTCGTCACCTACCGGACTGTCGAGGGCGCGCCGACTGCGGTGGCCTGACGAAAATTCGTATTGTGAAAAACCGAAGGAGAGACTGACATGACAGTTGCAGGCATTGGGTACGGCTCGCTGTTCAAGGTGAAGATTGCGGGCGTCTACACGACGATCGGCGAGCAGGCCAACGTGACGCCTCCGGGCATGTCGGTCGACTCGATCGATGCGAGCCACGAGCAGAGCCCGGAGGGGACGCGCGAGTTCATTCCCGGTCTTGCCGATGCCGGCGAGGTCTCGGCCGACATCCATTACGTCCCGACCGGAGCGGCCGAGGCGCAGCTCTATGCGATGCTGCGCACCACGCAGGAGTGTCGCAACGTGTTTCCGAGCGGCGCGTATGTCGATTACCGCGCCTTCATTACCGGCATGGAGCCGGACACGCCGATCGACGACAAGATGGTGATGTCGGTGACCTGGAAGGTCACCGGGGCGCCGGAGCGCCACGCGGCGACCGCGCCGAGCAATGCGGTATTGCCTGCGATCTCCGGCGCGCTGACCCTCGGCGCGACGTTGACCGCCTATGAAGGCGTCTGGGATGACGAGCCGATCTCGTTCACTTACCAGTGGAAGAATGCCGGAGTGAACATCAACGGTGCCACCAGCAAGACCTATGTCATCACCGCCGGCGATAGCGGAGACGCCATCACGGTCGCGGTGACCGGCCTCAACTCGGCCGGCAGCGCCACGGCGACCAGCGCCGCCGTGACGGCGGCGTAAGGGGGCCCGAGCATGGCAAACCCCCAAAAAGGCGAGGTCTCGTTCGAGGCGCTCGGCAAGACCTTCACGATGCGCCTCGGCACGAATGCAAGGGCGCTCGTCGAAGGCAAGACCGGGGTCTCCTGGACGTCGCTGATGAAGCGTCCGGAGGCGGAATGGCGCGAGCGCGACGCCATCATCATCATGTGGGCAGGCCTCTATCAGCATCACAAGCTGACGGAGGAGGAGGTCGGCGATCTCATCGACGAGGTGGGGTCCGAGGAGGTCTCCAGGCTGCTCCTGAAGGCGTTCGGAATCGCCAATCCGCCGGAGGTTGCCAGGGGCACTGCGGGCCCTCGCCGGAGGCGGCGCCGGAGTGGGACTGGGACCGCCTGATCACGGACTGGCTGGCGCTCGGCTACACGCACGAATCCTTCTGGGATCAAACGCCCAGGACGCTCGCGCTGACGTTCGATGCGGCCCGGATTCGCCAGCGCCGCGAGCACAATGAGCGGATGGTGCTCGCCTGGCAGACCGCGTTCCTGCCTCGGCAGAAACGGCCAAACTTCAAGAAGCTCCTGGCGCGCGAGGGCCACGCATCGCGGCCGCGGCAAACCGCCGAGCAGCAATGGGCCATCTTCGGCGCCATCGCGGAAGCGGCAAAGGTCTTGAGGAAGAACTAGCATGTCCAGCGCTTCCGTCATCGGAGCACTCCGGGTCATCCTCGGCGCCGATACTGCCGGGCTCGACAGGGGTCTGAAGGACTCGCAGTCGAGCCTGGCGGCGTTCGGAACGACCGTTGCGACCGGCATGGCGGCTGCGGCCGCTGCGGTTGCCGCGGCCGGCGTGGCGATCGGCGTCGCCATGAAGAGCACGATCGACGACATGGACAAGCTGTCCAAGACGTCGGCAAAGCTTGGTGTTCCAATCGAGCAACTGTCGGCGCTGGCCTATGCGGGCGAGTTGTCGGACGTGTCGTTTGAGGCGTTGAGCAAGTCGGCGGCGAAGCTGTCCAAGAACCTAGTTGACGCCGCGGCGAAGCCGACCGGCGACGCCGCAAACGCCTTTCGGGCGCTCGGCATCTCTGTCCTCGATTCTAACGGCAAGCTGAAGTCCTCGGATGAGGTGCTCGGCGATGTCGCAGACAGGTTCGAGGGCCTAAAGGACGGCTCCGGCAAGACCGCGGCCGCCATGGCGATCTTCGGCAAGACCGGCGCCGACCTGATCCCGCTGCTCAATGGCGGCCGTGACGGGCTCAAGGAGATGACCGACGAAGCGGCAAAATTCGGCCTGATCGTCAACGGACCGACCGGCAAGGCAGCGGAAGACTTCAACGACAACCTGACCCGCCTGCACGCCGTCTGGAAGGGCCTGGTCGCCCAGTCGACCGCGCAGGTCCTGCCGTCCATGGTCGCAATCACCAATGCGATGGTCGAGAGCGCCAAGAATTCCGGCTTTCTCGACGTTGCCCTGACCGGTGTTGCGACGGCGATGAAGGCGCTGGTGACCGGAGGTGTGATCGTCGGCGCCGTCTTCAAGTCGCTGGCCGATTACATCTCGACCGTGTCGTCGGCGATGGCGCTTGTGTTGAAGGGGCAGTTCGCGGCGGCCTTCGATGCAGTCAAGGGCGGCGTTACCGGGGTCGGCGAGACCGCAACCACGACCTTCGGCATCATCGACCGGCTGTGGAAGGGGCAGCAGGCGGGTGCCGATGCCGCGGCCGCATCGACGGACAAGGCGGCGAAGGCGCAGAAGGATTTCAACTTCTCGGCGCTGGGCGGCAAAAATGCCGTCGACAGCTTTATCGACTCGCAGAACAAGACCCTGCAGTCGCAGTCCGCCCAGATCCAGACCTTCGGAATGTTGCCCGGGGCCATGGAGGCGACCAAGATCCAGCTGCAGGCGCTGTCGATCGCGACCGCCAACCACACCACGGTCACGGCCGCGCAGCAGGCGCAGCTCGATCTCCTGAAGCAGAAGACGTCCGATTACGCTCTGACGCTGGCCGGGCTCCAGTTGGCGCAGCAAAATCTTACGCCGACGCAGCTCTATGCGCAGGAGCTGACCAAGATCCAGACGCTGTACGACGCCGGCAAGATCAGCGCAGATACTTATGAGCAGGCCATGCAGGGCGCGGCAGAGCGTGCCGGGACGGCATGGAACATTGCCGGCGCCTCGATGGCCGGCAGCTTCGCCACGATCTCCGCGGCCTTCGGCAAGGAAAGCGCGGGCATGGCGAAGGCCGCCCAGATCTTCGGCGCCATCCACGCGACTATTTCGATGTTCACCGGCGCAGCCAAGGCGCTCGAGCTGCCGTTCCCGGCCAATATCGCTGCCGTGGCCGCCGTGCTGGCGAAGGGCGCCACCTTGGTTGCGCAAATCAAGAGCCAGTCCGTTCCGACGGGGTTCAAGGACGGTCTGTCCATGACCGTTCCAGGCGGCGTTGGCGGCGGCGATAGCAGGCTGTTTCAGGCCATGGTCGAGCCTGGCGAGCAGATCGACATCACGCCGAATCGCGGGGGTGGGCAGACCGGGCGCGAGCGCAATGCGCCGACCGTCGTCAATCTGGCGATGGGCGCGGTGTCCACGCGTGAAGGCTTCAAGGCGATCATCGACGGGCTGAACGACATGGTGGCCGACGGCTACCGGCTCAACGTGGTGTCCGCCTGATGTCGCTGGTCATCTCGCAAAACTTCGTCCTGACCGATTCCACGCCGGAGTTCCCGGTCACGCTCGATCATCCCGTGATCGGCTGGCACAGCATCGTAACGCCGACGAATATCGTTTCCGACAATGAGGACCCGGACTTTCCGGCCTCGAACCTTGCCAATCCAGCGACACACGAGGAGTGGCGGTCGGATGACGACGGCGATCAGTATCTGATTGTGACGACAGGCTACGTCGACGACATCGACTATGTCGGGATCGCCCGGCACAATTTCGGCAGCGAGCAAATCCCGGTCACCATCCTGGACGGGTCGGACAATGTCCTGGTTGATGAGGTGATGCTCCCCGATGACAGCCCGGCGCTGTTCCGCTTCACGGCGCAGTCGGTTGCAACCATCAAGATCAAGATGGCGGCAGGCGCCGACAAGCTGCCGCGTGCCGCTGTGGTCTACGTCGGCAAGCTTCTGGTGCTCGAGCGCAAGATCTATGTCGGTCACACGCCGCTGACGCAGGCGCGCAAGATCAACGTGCAGAACGGCCGCAGCGAGCGCGGAAATTTTCTCGGCCGCATCGTGCTAGGGGCCTGGCGCGAGACCACCATTCCGCTCTCGCTGCTGTCGCCGGCCTGGTATCGCGACCATGGCGGCGATGAGTTTCTCGCGGTCGCTGCCGAGACGCCGTTTTTCTTCGGCTGGCGGCCGGAGAGCTATCCGTATGAAATCGGCTATTGCTGGACGGTCGAGGACCCGATGCCGGTACCGCAGTCGCCGTCCAATCGCATCGCGTTCGATCTCAAGGTGAGCGGGATCGTCTGATGACGCAGTCCTTGACCTATATCGAGATCGACATCCCGTTCTGCTCGCTGACGTATGGCGTCGCGCCTTGCACCGCGTCGATCCCGACGACCGGCGATGCCAAGTGCTTCAACTCGATCAAGACCTGCCAGGACCGCGACAATTTCACCGAATCCGAGGTGACGCTGCGTTTTGCCAAGCCGACCGAGTATCTGCCGCGTGACATCGACTGCATCCCCTCAATCGTGTCGGTCGATTTCTCGCCGGCGACGGTCTCGCTCGGTAAGGATCTCGGCCAGCGCGCATCGCTGACGGTGACCTTCCAGGACCATCCGCACTCTGACACCGGGCAAGGTTACGACAAGTACCGGGCCGAGCGGGCCTATGATCCGTATCGGCAGGGCTCCTATTGGGGCAAGTTCCGGGCACGCCAGCCTTATCTGCGCGGGCGCTCCATTCGCTGGATCAATGGGGTGGTCGGCGAAGATCTCGCCGATATGCAGACGCTCCATTTTGTCATCGAGAGCTTCAACGGCCCGACGCCGGACGGCAACTTCACCATCATCGCCAAGGATTTGCTGAAGCTCGCAGACGGCGACCGCGCGCAGTGTCCGCAACTGTCGAATGGATTCCTTGCCGCAGACATCACGGCCGGTGCGACCGCGGCAACGCTGCTGCCGGCCGGCATCGGCAATGCCGAGTATCCGCTTGGTGGCACCGATTATCTCTGCATCGGCGGAAATGAGATCGTCCAGTACACCCGCGTCGGCGACACGTTGACGCTCACCCGGGGCCAGCTCGGAACCACTGCCTCCGCGCATCGCGCGCAGGACCGAGTTCAAGTCGTCAAGCACTACGCGTCGGCGGATGCCGCAGACATCTTGGCGGACCTTCTGATTAATGCCGCCGGCATCGACGCGAGCCATATCCCGCTCGCCGACTGGCAGGAAGAGACTGGAACGTTTCTCGGCAACGTCTACACCGGGACGATCCCTGAACCCACCTCGGTCGCAACACTTTGCTCGGAGATCATCGAACAAGCGGCTCTCGCTGTCTGGCATGATGCGCAGGCCGATCAGTTGCGCTTGCAGGTGCTGCGCGCCGTTCCGATCGACGCCAACACCTTTACGCCAGAAAACACCATCGAGAAGTCGCTCGCCATCAAGGAGCAGGAGTCCAAGCGGATTTCGCGGGTGCAGGTCTATTTCGGCCGCATCGACCCGACAAAGCCGCTGTCCAACCTCGACAATTACCGATCGACGGCACCGACGATCGACGAAGACGCGGAGGCCGATTACGGCGTTCCTGCGATCAAGACCATTCTGTCGCGCTGGATTCCGCAGGCAGGGCGCGCGATTGCAGATCGGCTTGGAGCCGTGCAGCTAGGCCGCTACCGCGATGCGCCGCGCCAGGTGCAGTTGAAGCTACAGCGCCATGCGTCGACGGATGTGCAACTCGGCATCGGCTATCGGGTCGAGGCGGATTGCGTCCAGGACGCGACCGGCGCAGGTGCCGACATCCCGATTCAGGTGACGCGGCTCAATCCGGGTCCGGACATGTTCGTGGTTGAGGCCGAGGAGATGCTGTGGACCGCGCCTGCGGCCGACACCGGCACGCGCTACGTCATCTTCGATGCCAACAATTTCAATATCAACCTGCGCGCATCGCACGATTCGATCTATCCGCCCGCGCAATCCGGCGACGTCGTCAACTGCATCATCAATGCCGGAGTGATCATCGGCTCGTCGTCGACTTCGCTCGGCGCGTTTGACGTCGGCACATGGCCGGCCGGCGTGACCATAAATCTGATTGTGAGGGGGCGGATACAAGGCGCTGGTGGCCGTGGTGGCCGCGGCGGCACGCCTTCTGAGCCGGATGGTCTACCAGGCGGGCAGGGCGGGACCGCGCTATTCACGCGTCAGGCGATCAACCTCGATCTGTCGAGCGGCGGAGAGGTATGGGGCGGTGGCGGTGGTGGTGGCGGCGGCGGGATGCCTCAAATACCATACCCAGGCGCCGGCGCCGGCGGTGGTGGTGGCGGCGCAGGTATGGTTCCAGGTGATGGAGGGGCCGCTACGGGCGGCACCGCCGCGACATCTGGTTTGCCCGGCTCGGCCGTTGCCGGAGGCGGTGGCGGCAATGCTGTCGGCGGTGCCGGCTCCGGCGGGGCGGGTGGCGGACCTGCCTTGGCTGGGTTGGCTGGTTACTACGGGACCGGATCGCCAATCCATTCACCAGGCGCTGGCGGCTCGCCAGGCGCCGCCATCGACGGCGTCAGCTATATCAGCCTGACGCTCGGCGCAGGCGACATCCGCGGCACTCAGGTTAACTGAAGGGCGCCCTATGAGTTTTGCACGCTATGACCTGACCGCAACCGACTATCAGGGTAACGTGATTGCGGGGGCTTCCGTCGAGGTGCGGGGCGAAATACCGGGCCAGCCGCTCGCCACGCTCTATTCGGACCGCGCCGGCACCACGCCGATCACGAACCCGACCACGACCGATGCAAATGGCGATGCCGGTTTTTACATCGTCGGCGGCTTCTACCAGATCGCGGTGACGTCGGGGCTGCTGACCAAGACGAGACGCTATGTCGGCATCGGTCTTGCGCAAGGCTCCGACGCGGCGCCGGAGGGTATCACTCAGCGCTATCACACCGCGCCTGGAACGGTGGTTGTCGACATCGACGATGCCGATATCATCATCGTCAAAAAGACTGTCGGTGAGGCGACGCCTGTTGAGCTGCCCGATCCTGAAAACGCGACGAAGGCGGTTCGAATCGTGGACGGCAAGTATGACGCCGCGACCAACAATATCACCATCACCTCGCTCGGGACGGGCAAGACCGTCATGGGCGGGGCCTCTTACCCGATCGATTCCAACGGCGGCTCCATCAAGCTGACGCCGCTCGCCGACGGATCCGGCTGGTTCTGACCTCACCTTAACTGCACCAGGACATCATCCTATGAAGCTGCTTCGCGGCCTTGCCGCGTCGGCGCTCGCGCTCATGCTTGCGTCGACGATCGCGTTTGCCCAAGTCAATCCCGGCACCTCGCCGCTGTCCGTTCCCAAGGGCGGCACCGGCGCGGCCACGGCGGCCGGCGCGCGCAGCAGCCTCCAGGTCGACCGCTTCACCGGGCATGGCAATTCGAATTACACCATCCTCGCTTCGGATCGCGTCGTCGGCACCAACGCGGCGTTCACGGCCTCGCGGACATGGACGCTGCCGGCGGCGAACGCCGTCAATGCCGGCCATTCGCTGATCGTCGCGGATTTCCAGGGCACGGTCACCGGCAGCAACACGCTGATCATCGCGCGCGCCGGCAGCGACACCATCAACGGCGGCACCAGCGTTACCGTCAGCTCGGCGAATGGAGCCTTTCTGCTGTGGTCGGATGGTGTGTCGAAATGGAGCGCACAGGCGATAGGCTCGTCGATCGCGTCGGGTGTCTCGTCGCTCGATGGTGCGACCGGTGCGATCTCGATGCAGGCCGGCAGCCTTGATGTCACCGGCTCGACGCTTGTCAGCAACGTATTGTCGTCGCGCGCCTTCGCGCTGACGCAGGATCTGTCGGCCTTCAGCGCGATCCAGACGCTCGGCTACGCGACTGCCGGTGATGGCGGCGGTGCGATCTTTCAGAAGATCGCCGGAAGCTTCATAGATACGCGCATTCTGACCGGAACGGTTACCGCCAACGGCACGTCGGGATGCACAAACGGAACCTATCGTGGCGTCCACTTCGACGGCGGCACCGGCCGAGGCGCAGACGCCACTGTCACGGTTTCGGGGGGTGTGATCACGTCCATTGCCAACGTCGGCGGATATAACGGCGCGACGGCGGTGGGGTACTCTGCGGGCGATGTCCTGTCCATCGGTTCAGACATCCCTGGTTGTTCCGGCGGCAAGACTTGGACCGTATCCACGGTGACCACACCGACCGGCAGCTTCACGGACAGCGCTGGCAACAAGTGGCAGATTGAGTACCCCGCCGCAGGCCTCGACGCGCGCTCGATGGGCGTAAAATTCGATTGGGACGGCACCGACGGCACCGCCACCAACAATTATACCACGCTTCAGAACGCCCTCAGCTTTGCACATTACAAGACCAGCACCACCATCGACGGGGGTGGTACCCAAGGCGGGCAGGTGCTCCTCGCCAGGCAGACGGCCATGTTTGGCTGCGGGGCTACCGTGCCGTTGCATGTGCCGTATGGCGTCAAGGTCAAAGGGCAGGGCAACTACAGCAGCGTTCTGAAGGTCTGCGACACCTTCGATACCAGCATCAACATCGTCGAGCTCTGCAATTCCTTCACCCATTTGGCTTGCTTTGGAACGCTTCTGGAAGACTTCCAGTTGTTTGTCTCTCATAGCGTTTCCGGGGCGTCTTCCCGCTCTCTCGTCTACACCAACAACGCCCAGCATGAATCTGGGCTGCGCCGGATGGCGATCTATCCTGGTGGATGCGGTCGCGGTGCGACTTATGAAACCGGCTACGGCGGCGCGACGTACATTTTGCTGGACAGTGTCGAGTTCAAGGGCGGCAAGTCTCACGCCAACTGCGGCGGAGCCAACGGCCCTCATGTCGTGATCAACTACGGAACGACTCAGGTCCTGATCAACAATCTCAATGTCTCCGGACCTTCCGGAGCATCCGGCGGCCCTCGTCAAGATGGAATTAGCATCGTTGGAGGATTTGTTGAGATTGTAGGCATCCATGCTGAGGCAGTCGTGAATCCAGCCATCATCAACATCACCGGCGGAATCACTGCCGGTCAGGTTCGCGCGCGGGCAGTCGTCGGCGGCATCGGCTGCGACGGGATGTTTGCGCTGACCGGCACGAACACGCCTGGTAATTTCATGCTGAGTCCGCCGATGGCCGTAAACGGCTGCAACTACCTTGTGAAGAACAGCCAATCCGGAGGAGGTAGTTCGCATGTTTCCGCCGCCTCGGCGACGGACGTCGTGTTCACCCCGGCCGCTCGGGCCTGGTAGGGAGGTGGCCTACGATCTGGCGGGATCCGCCACCGGATTGCTTTCGCCGACCGCGCATATGGACTGCATGCGCCAATAGCCAGCACGCTATTCGGCGGGAGCGGCTTGGGGCTTTTGCCGTCGCGGGGTGCTCGATATTCGATTGCCGACGGCAATCATAGGCTGCTCGATGATGCGCCAGGTCCATGCCGCGAGGGCGACGCTGACAGCGATTGACCCAAAGCGCCACGGCTCACAGAGCCATTCCGGAAGCAAAAGCTTGGCCGGGACGGGGGCCACGATCATGAAGATCAAGAGGTGCACCAGGTAAAGGGAATACGAGCTGTCGCCGAGTTGGATCAACCAACGGAGCGGTGCTTTGGTCCATTGCACTTGCAGGTTCGCCATCCCGAGCAGAATGAGGAAGAGACAAACCGTCACCGAGAAAACAAAATCATGCGAGCGGGTGTACCAAAGCGAAAGTGATCCGAGAGCCATCAAGGCCGCTGCCACCGCGTTTCCGATCCGCAGCCTGCTGCTGATCAGGTACACGATGACACCGCTCAGGAAGTCGGCCTGAGTGCTCGAGACGATGTGGAAGGTCCACGGATTGCCAAGGACGAAGCCGGCGTAGGCGAGAACGGCCAGGACGACGGCGAGCCCCCAGATTCCGGCCAGGGGGACCGTGGCGGCTGCGATGGTATAGAATACGAGTTCCCGCTCCAGCGTCCAACTCACGTCGTAGACGGAGGCGGATGGTTGAGGGAGCAGGGTTAGCGAATAGAGGAAGTGCGAGAAGCTTTCCGGCCTGTAGCGCCCGAGCAGGATCATGCAGGCAACGGCCGCCATGATCGCCCAATACATCGGATAGAGGCGGAAGAGCCGCTTGATCGCAAATGATCTGCCGTCGAAGTTAGGCTTCGAAGCAATCAGGCAGATCACGTAGCCGCTGATCGCGAAGAAAAAATTTACGCCGAGAAAGCCCCACTCCTTGAGAAATGGGATCGGGTCCTGGGCGCTTTCCGGAAAGCCGCGCAGCGCAACGTAGGAATGGAAGTAAGCGACGCTGAGCGCTGCAATCGCGCGCGCGGCTTGAATACCGCCGTTCTTATCCAAGGTTTAGTTCCCCTTCCGAAGCTCCCCAAGGCTGCGGACCCTAGCACCACAACTGCTGATCGAGCAACGGCCCCTGCTCGCGGCGGTTCCCTTGTGCACATCGCAAATCCTCACAACCCTGGAGCATCAACCATGGCCTCGATTCCCTTGGTCGGGACGTGCTTTCCCACATCGAAAGCATTTCTCGACTACCTTGACACAATCCAGTTCAGGGCCTGGACACCTCGCTTCGTCACCATGCACCACACCGGCTCCCCGTCGCTGGCGACCTGGAAGGGCTACGGCAATCGCAAGGTGCCGATCACGGACGAGAAGTGGATGCGCAACCTCGCTGGCTATTACGGCAACGAGCTCGGCTGGAGCGCGGGGCCGCACTTCTTTTTCACCCCCGCCAGTTTCTGCGTGCTGTCGCTGCCGGCCACGCGCGGCGTGCACGCGAAATCTTTCAATGCCAATTCGTGGGGCGTCGAGTGCGTCGGCGATTTCGACAGCGAGCCGTTCACGCCGGATCTGGCAAGCCGCTATGCGGAGGGCCTGGCTTGCCTGCACGTCGCGCTTGGCATCAGTCCGGACCCTTACGTCTTCAATGCGAGCGGGCTGCATTTCCATCGCGACGATCCCCTGACGAGCAAGACGTGTCCGGGCCGCAAGGTCGACAAGGCTACGATGGTCGGTCTGGTCAAGGCGCAGATGGCGCGGCTGACGGGCGGGGCGGCGCATGACGATGACGATCCGCCGCCGGCGGTCGTCGCCGTCAAGCAGAAGGGCACCGTCAACGTCGCCGCCGGCGATTTCCTCAGTGTGCGCGACGAGCCGAGCGCGAAGTCGCCGGAGACGCGGCGCCTTCAGCGCGGCGAGGTGATCGAGATCATCGGCGAGGCCATGAATGGCGGAACGCGCTGGCTCAAGATCGCAAGCGACGATGGCGGCGACTTCGTCTCGGCGCGCTACGTCACGCTGGTGTAGCCATGGGCGAGATCATCCTGTTCGCCGTCATCGCGCTGATCGTCGTCGCGCTGTTGCTCGGTCCCGGCCTGGAGGCCTTGCGCAAGTTCATGCAGCGGATGTTCCGCTCCTGACCTGATCGCCGCGCGCGGCCGGCGCTTCCTTTCCGCGCAATCCCAACCACACACAGAGGTGAACCATGAAGCGTTGTTCCAGCGCGGTCCTTGCCGCGTCCGTAGTCCTGATGACCGCACTCTCGGTGGCCCCGGCGAGCGGCGCCACGATCGATATCGGCCAGGCCGTCACCGGCAGTCTCGTCGACATCATCAACGGTGCCGTTGCCGCCGGCATCACGGCGCTGGTGGCCTGGGTCGCACTGGTGATCAAGAACAAGTTCAACATCGACATCGAGGCCAAGCACCGCGAGGCGCTGACGGCGTTCCTCAACCGGCAGGCCTCCAGCCTGATCGCCAAGGGCGCGGTGAAGGTGCAGGGCCTCAAGGTCGAGGTGAGTAGCGACGCGCTGGCGGTCGCTGCCAACGCGGCGTTGCATGCCGTTCCCGACGCCCTGAAGTTCTTCGGGCTGACACCGGAGTCCCTGCAAAAGCGCATCCTGGACCTGCTGCCGCAGCAGCCGGCGGTGGCGCAGGCGCAGGCGATCGCGCTCGATGTCGCCAACCCGACGACGCCAAGTGGCACGCCGGCGCGGGTTGCCTGAGATGGGGACGGCGATCGCCGCGTGGCTCGCGAAGGAGGGCGTCGGGCTTCTGCTCGGCGCTCTCGCAAAACTCCTGCTCGACCTCTGGAACGACCACCAGGCCGGCCGGGCACTCAAGCAAGCCGGCGCGGCCGAGACCGCGGCGAAGGTCAATGCCGAAACCGTGGAGACGCAAGATGCGATGGATCAGGTTAGCCGCCCTTCCGATGATGCTGTCGCTGACAGCCTGCGAACCGGGAAGTTCTGAGGTCGTGGTCAAGATCGTCTGCCCGACGATCAACCAATACGACAAGGCGACGCAGGACAAGGCGCTAGCCGAGTACCAGGCCCTGCCGAAGGACTCCGCACTGCGGCTGTTCATCGGCGATTACAAGCGGCTGCGCGACCAGATCGCGGTTTGCCGATCGCGCAGCAGATAGAACGTGAAGGGAAGCGGAATGGATTCCGGAACCTGGGCCATCCTCATCGCGGCGGGCGCCTTGATGCTCAACTTCGTCGACAAGATCTTTGGCGGCGGCTGGAAGCTGTCGAACCGGATCACGCGGCTAGAGACCGGCGTCGACGGAATCCAGCTCGAGATCCGCAAGCTGGTCGAGGCCATCGGCAAGATCGCCGACATGCGCGGCGACATCCGCGTGCTCGACACGCGCGTCCTGGCGGCCGAGCAGGACATTCGCGAGCTCAGGCACGGCGATGGCTTCGTCCGCAACCGCTCGCCGGCTGATCCTGGCATCAATCGGGAATATTGAGCCCATCATGATCCGTTTTATCCTGGCGGCGCTGGCGATCGCCGGCGCCGCAATCGCTCCCGCGCGCGCCGAAGTCTGCGTCGCCTCGCAATACGGCGTCGGCGACGGCTACCACGGCCGCCGTACGGCGTCGGGCCGGATCTTCGACACCTACGCCACGAGTCCCTACACGATCGCGCGGCCGTCGCGCGCAGATCTCGGCCGGCGCTTCCGCATTACCAACCTGAAAACCGGCGCCGCCATTGTGGCGCTGTCGACTGATCTCGGCCCGTTCATAGCCGGCCGCTGCGTCGACCTCGGCCGCGCCGGCGCCGATGCGCTCGGCATCGGCGGGCTCGGTTTCGTGCGGGTCGAGCGGCTGGATTGAAGCAAAGGGTGAGGGGACTTTGCCCTTCAGATCGTGTCAAACCTCAGGCCCGGTGCGGGATGCCCCTCGCGCCGGGCTTTTGTTTCGTGCCGACACGCCCTTCTTCGGCCGCGGGTGCATGTGGGGGTCGATCGTCGGCCACGACCATTGCGGGCCATCTAGCCGCTGGTGCAGAGCGCTGATGACAGCCGCGAAAGTAGGGCACCTGAATTCACCGAAGACCCGCGTCGAAATCCGCACGCGCCCGTCCCTTGTTTTCGGCAGATTCGCGGCGGGCAGCAGGAAGAAATCCTTGATCCCTCCCTGGCTCGGCTCCAATCTGATGACCAGGACCAGGTCGGACTTCTTGTACTTGAGCCGCTGCACTTCCCATCGCGGGCCTGGCGGCGCGTACCTTTCACCGTCAGACACCACTCGCGCGAGGGTGAGGGAAACGGTTACGCTGCTGCTGATGGTCAGCAAGTGAAGTTCTTGCAGGAAACTGATGCTACGCCTGCGCTTTTCCACCTCGGCGATGATGTTGCGGGCGACCGAAGCAATCAGACGGTCGGCCTTTGCGGCAGTCTCTTTGAAGCAGTAGCGGGATTTGGGTTCGTATCCGACCCGCCTGAACGCCTCCGCCAGCGATCCGAAACGCTGTGCGTAGGTCTTGCTGTGAGGGATGCCCTTTGTGGTCATCATCAATTTGAGCGAGAGGCGACCTTCGCGACGGAGCAAAGCACGAAGCCGATCGAGCATCTGATCGTCGGTCAGGACGCGTCCATGCTCGACCTCCGCCAACCGCCGCTGCGCCTTCGCGAACAGGCGCGGCGCTACAAGGGGTTTGAATGCGTTGTTTCGCCGCACCCACATATCCGGAGGGTTGGTGACTTGCCTCTCGCCCAGCTTTTGAGAGCGCCGATTGTAGACCAGGTGACCGGCATAGGCCTCGTTCTTCAACGTGTTGCTGATGGTCAGTGAGGTCCAAAGCTTGCCGCGCGCGTTGAGAATGCCGTCTGCATTGAGGTCGCCGGCGATCTGCGTCCGGCTTTTCTTCTCGTTCACGAATGCGCTGAAGATGCGCCGCACGACCTTCTGCTCTGACGCCGGGCCTGGGACGAGGATCGTGCGCTGACTTTTCAGGCTCTTCTGTTCACCGTACTCGAGGATGCCTCGGCGCTTGCCGCGATCGTCCAGCAGCATGCGCCGCAATCCATATCCGGCCGGTCCGCCTCGCCAATAGCCCAGAGACACGACGTTGCACTGACCCAGGAAGACCTTTTTTGAGAGTTGTTTGCTGTAGTCGGCGGCTGCCACCCGCTTGATGTTCTTGAGAACGATCGAGGCGAGACTCCCGTCGTTCTCGAACTCATCGGCGCAGTAGTGAACGCGGACGCCGGCTCGTTTGCAGATGAATTCGTAGTAGGCGCTTTCATCGACATCCTGAAACCGTCCCCACCGGGTGATGTCATAGACGAGGACGCAATCGAAGTCGGCTCGGCCCAGTTGAACATCCCGGATGAGATCCTGAAGTCCTTCGCGCCCCTGAATACGAAGTCCGCTGCGGCCGGCGTCGGCGTAAGTGCGCACAATGCTCATGTGGCGCCGAGCGGCGTGTGCGGCGATTGCCGCCATTTGGTTTTCCAAAGAGTATTTTTGTGCGTCCGTCGACATACGCACGTACTGAGCAGCTTTCGATCCTGCCGTCGTGACGTCTTTGGGAGGTGCGGCTAGCTGCATGGACACTGTCCTGCTTGACTTGCAGACGCGAGACTGCGCCACGAAAGGTGCAATATTGGTGTTCGGTGGCCCGCCGACTTGATTCGAATTCGACGAGACGCGCCGAGCTTCAGGTGCGCTTATGAGGCCAGAAGCTGCTCGCCACGATGCCGATGTATTCGAATGTGTCGAGCAGGGGGCTGACTAGTTGGCCGCCGGTTGTTGCGATAGCCGCCGGCTGAAGGCGGGCATGCAGGCGAGTGCGATCAAGATCATCGCGCTCGCTCCTGCCAGCTTCACGAAGAGCACGCTCTCTGTGATGTTCGAAACAGTAATATAGGCGGTGATAGCAAGAGCTCCGGAAAAGGGCGCCGCAGGCAGGCTGCCGGGGTACCGAACAGCCGCGCGCAGCGCCGCAACCAGCAGAGCGGTCATTAGGACTGCGCCAATCGCGCCGAAGTTGACCAAAATCTGCAAATAGCCGTTGTGGAATTGTGTGAGAGATTTGACCCCGCTCGACTTCGCAAAGAGCGCTGGCAGCCGAGAGGCATCGGGTCCCCATCCAAGGAACGGCCTCTGCTGGACCAAGTTCACCGCAAGGGCGGTGAGAGCAAGCCGGTCCTGGCCCGACCAGTCAAGCTCATCAAGCGGTTGTCCGATCCCCATGGCGGCCGTCATAAGACTTCCAAAGCGGTGCGTCATCGTGGACCAATTCATCACGGAAGCGATGACGAGAGACGCGAGGAGGGCAACGGCAGCATAGCTATATCGGCGGCCACCGGCATGGCGGTCAAATCCATATCTTAGCTGCGCGCCGAACCAGATCGACACGGCGATGCCGGTTGCTATGAGGGCAGTTCTGCTCTGGAGAGAGATCAATAGGAGCTCAGCGAGGATGATCGCGGCTCCGAGTGCGGCGGCTGAGCAAGCTGTGAAGACCAGCCCCAATGGCTTCTGAAGCACCACAGATTGGAGTAGCGTGGCTGCGGATATCATTAAAAGGCCGCAGGCCAGACCGGCAGAATTGCGGTTGATGTGTCCGATAAATGCGCGATCTGGCTCGACGATTTCTCCGGTGATCACGGAGATCGCGCCATTGCGTATCAACAGGACCGTTGCACCGATCGCGAGCCCGCTGACGAAGGTGATCAAAATGGTATCCCGGCGCAGCCGCCAGAAGGCAAAAGTGACGGCCACGATTGGCCCGAGAGCGATCGGCAGGTGCTTGCCGAGGGCCCTGAAGTGATTGCCTGGCAATTCGTTGGCGGCGGCGTAAGTCGCGCTCAACAGGACAAAACCAATCCAGACGAGGCTTAGGATCATAGGCGGCTCGCGGAGGGGGCGGCGATGCTGGGCCAGCACGGCGATTGCCACCATGACTAGAACCGCCGTTAAGATTTCGGCGACAGACGGCGCAGCGGCGCACGCGATCCCCAGCAGAAATATGGCCCCAGTACCCAGATTTTTAGGTTCTAGGTATTTGATATCATTAGACATTATTTTCATATCAACCGCTGCATGAGGTTGCGGCTGCTGCAATTTTTTGTTTTGCAACCGACGGTTTGGTGCATTAGGATGTTTCTATTGAGAAACAAACAATTTGGGCCGGGGGGCTCGGACTTTGAGGGTAGTGTTAGCTGTGTTCCAGCTTGTCAAGCTGGGAGGCAAGGAGCGCGATTGTCTTGCGGTCGCTCGATTCTTGCAGGGCCGCGGGCATGTGGTCACAATTGTCACGACGGCCATTGATCAGAGGCTTTCGTTGCCGTGTCCAGTTGTGCTCCTGGAGGCGCCGGGCCAATTCAACCATGTCAGATCTCGCGCATTCAGTCGGGCCGCTCTTCAGCGGTCAAAGCTTACCGATGCTGAGGCCTTCTTGGCTTTCGAACGAATACCCGGAGCCGACGCACATTTTGCGGCCGATGGTGCTGTCCGGTGCGGAGGCTTGTTAAGGTGGCTGCCGCGGTATCGAACCCGCCGCGCTTTAGAGGAGCGTGTCTTCGGTCCGGACTCAAACACAAAGCTCTTCTTCCTCACCGAAAGCCAGCGGGCCGAATACACAAAGGAATATCGATTCGACCAGGCGCGCAGCGTCGTGCTGCCCCTTATCGTGCATGAGGAGCGTATAGAGGCTGCAAAGGAGAGGGTAGATCGATCAGACGTCCGCAACGCCTTGAACATCCCTTTGGCCGCAACTGTCGCGATGGCCATCGCGGTGGATCCGTTTCAAAAGGGCATGGATAGAATCCTCGCCGCTGCAGCCCGCCATCCCGATCTTTATGTCGTGCTTGTCGGCTCGGAAAAGGGATGGCTGCGGCGACAGATCAAGAGCCTCGGTCTCACGGATCGGACCCGCTTGGTGCCCTATACCTCCAATGTCATGCGGTTACTGCGCGGCGCCGACTTCCTGGTGCACCCGGCCCGCGTGGAGGCGGCAGGACAAGTAATCCTCGAGTCGTTGCTTGGCGGCGTCCCCGCTATCGTCAGCGATGTCTGCGGATATGCGACAGAAGTGGTGCGCTCAGGTGCCGGGCTCGTTGTCAACGAGCCTATCACTGATGAGGCGCTTGCTGGCGCTATTCAGGACGCGATCGAGAGATTGCCTGCGCTGCGCGCGGCTGCGGCTACGGAATCGAACCGCTTGATAAGGGCCCAAAGCCTTTGGCTTGAGGCCGTCGCTCTGGAATTGGAAGCCGGCAAGCCGCAGCGAGAGGGCACTGTACGATTGCCAGTGCATGACGTGGCCATATTGGACAGTCCAGGCGGGATGGTCTGCCAGCAGTCTTGAAACTGTCGCTCCTTGGGGATGAGGGAGCGACTCTTCCGCCCTCCGCCAAACTGAGAGTTGCGTTGATTGAAGCCTATTGCACCCGACGGGCTCCGGCACCGCTCCGCTTTCACTAAGCTTGACAAGGTCGCGCTCGGTATCGTCGGGGCTGTAGCGGCATTGGCAGTTCTCTCGGGCTTACTGAACCCACAATCGGAGACAACCAAACGCGTGTCTCCCAAAGCGGATCCACCCCCCTGCTATTCAATCGGCACCTCGGTAGCCTCCGGGTGTTCAGCGAGGACCAAGTGACCCGACGAAATAGTCCGCAGACTTTGACTTCGCCTAGTTCGAGATGGGGCGAGCTATGACATCCGTCGAGATCGTCGGATGGGTTCTTCTAGCTATCGTGGTCATCGCTACACTAAGCGCGAGTAGAAGCCCGCCAGCTTGAGGCCGAGCATCGACGCGACCGACGAACGAAGCATCAAAGTCATGCTGGCTTGCCGGACGTGGCTTAGTTCGGACATCATCTCTCGCTTCTTCAGTTTACCGACGAAGGCTGCCATGCGTAGAAAACCAACCGACCCAGCTGCCCGCGGAGCCGAAGACCTGGTGCTTCTATTTCGGATCGAGCGAATGGCAAAGTGGGTTGGCAGGATCAGCGCTGTATTGGTTCCTCTCGTCATCGCCTGCGCGGCCTTGATTTGGCGCCGTCCGTGACGCCGCGCAGCGGGGGGGGGCAAGCCCCCGGCAGGACTCGAACCTGCAACGCAGCGTGTGTACGAAGCATCAAGCAGAAGGGCTGCTCATGGCATCCATCACCCGTGACATCGCCGGATGCGTTCGGTTCTTGACCTTGATCCAATCCTTCGAGCGACCGCCGCTATACCTGCGGTCGCGGCGTTTCGAGACCAAGCCCTCGAGGCCCATGCGGCAGGCCGCGCGATACAGGTCCGGCCCGATCTCGCCCGCCTCGAACGGCGCGACGAACATCCCGTCCGGCCGGCCGCGCAACAGGCGCGCCAGGTTGGCCTTGCGCATCGAGAGCGGCAGGGTGCGCAGATCCTCGCCGCCGAGCGCGAGTACGTCGAACGCGTAGAGCTGCACCTCTTCGTCGTGACGGCGCGAGTGCAAGGCGTTGAAGTCGGAGACGCCGTCGACGCCGAGGATCACGGCCTCGCCGTCGATGACGAATTGCTGTTTCCGGTTCTTGAGCGCGGCCTGGACGATCCAGGGATAGCGGTTGGTCCAATCCGAACCGTTGCGAGAGAGGAGGCGCACCTGCTCGTTTTGCCGAATGACCAGCATTCGGTAACCGTCGTACTTTACCTCGTGGATCCAGTCAGGCCCTGAAGGGACGTGCTTGGCGGAGGTAGCCAAGCAGAGCTCGTACGCCATACGCATGGACCGAAGATAGGACTTCCCGCTCAATTTGCGAGGTCGGGAACAAGTGGCAATCTGGCGAATTGTTTCGCTGCTCCGGCCATCCCAAGCCCCCCTGAAGCCGGAGCAGACCCCAATGGCCTCAGCTGCCGCCCCAGCTGAGGCCACTCTTTTTTGAGGCCTCCCGCGCCGCAGTTTTTCAGTCAATGCACGACGCTCCCGCCCGTGTGCCCGGCAAGTACCTTTGTACCTTCATTCGCATATGTGAATCTCGTCGGGAGAAAGTGGCAGTGTCCCTTTCTTGCCGCTAACCTTGTGCGATACGTGAGTCGGGGGGATTCATGGATCGGAAGCCTCTTGAGAGCATGTCTCTCGAAGAGCTGTGGCGACTCCACGCCGTGCTCAATGATGTTCTGGCGAATAGGCTTGCGGCGAAAAAGGAGGAGCTAGAACGACGATTGGAACTGCTCAATCGAGACGGCAAGGATCGCCACTAAGGCCGTCGCAATCGGCTCGTCGTTTCACGCTGACGGACCTAGCCGGTTGGGAGATTCATTGCCGGCGCGAACCGTTCTGAGAATGTTGCGGCTTTCGCATCCCGCGCGGCAGAAAGCGCAGCGGAAATAAACGTGGAACATCCGACGGTCGCCAGCGCCAGGAGAGCCGTACCGAAAATCAGGCTACGCATTTGAGCCTCCCGCAACGGTCGTTACCGTCACAGTATCGGATTGCATTGTTTCAGCGTCGCTTCGTTGCAGGCCTTAATCGGCTTCGTACACGCGGCCGTGAAGCCCCGGGCAGGCCAGGCTGCGGTGCATTTCGCGAGCCCAGAGGCCTGCCTTCAGTTGTCATCGGACAACGCCGCGAAGGGGTAGGGCAAGCTGCAGGTCAAAGCGCCGCGTCGCGTTGGCGTTGATGAAGTCCTGCAGCGCTGGCGTGATCTCGGCGTCCGTGTTGGCGGCGCGCTCCGCCAGCGCGTCGGCGACGTCGGCGGTGGCATCGCGCGACCAGCCTTCGACCGGATTGAAGCAGACGATCCGCAGGGGATAGGCGTATTGGCCGGAGATGATGTCCTGCAGCACGGTCTCGAGATCCGTGTCAGCCTCGTCGGTCTCGCGCCAGGCGCAGCCGGCGCGCGCCCCAAAATCCTCAAGCACAAGATAGATGTCGCGGTCGAGGCGATCGGCCGGCACAATCGAGGGCGAGGAACGCATAACGCTTACTCCGGAACGACAGACACCAACTGCGCGGCGGAAATGAATGTTCCCTGCGGTTCGGCCGTCGTCAACCCGTGCCCCTCAGTGGCCGATCGAAATCCGGCCGCACGTCGGCGCCGCGATGGCCGCATTTGCTGCAGGTGAATTGCGGCTCGAGGTCCGATAGGCGCATGTCGTCCGGCCATCGGTCGACTTCGGCCGGTCCCAGGCGGACCATGTGGCCACAGCGAAGAAAGTCGCCGCAGTAGACCAGTAGGCCGCGCGTGCCGCCGCGCCCGCCTTGCGGGTTGCGCATTTCGCCGAGGGTGATCTTGTGGGCGGGTGTCACGTCCCTCTTATCGCACGTGAACGCAGCAAGAACAAAGGGGAGGAAAAACGTGTAGCAAAACGTGTATCAGCCGTTTCGACGTGTATCAGCCGTTTCGGACAGCCCGTAAGGTTCTGATTTGTCGTGGTGATTTTTCGCCGTTCGGCGCGGTGGCGCTCCCTAGCGGCGCCGATTGCCAGCGTTTGATGGCTTCACTTGCGACGTCTCGCTGCGCCCGTTCTAATGAGACTTAGCTGGAGGGAGCGAACAATGCACAAGCTGACAGCCACAATGGCGATCGTCACTGCAATTGCGCTTGCGGGATGTGGAAGGGAGCCGGGGCCGAAAGGCGAACCCGGCGCGCAAGGCCCAGCCGGACCGCAGGGAGCCCAAGGCATCCAAGGCGTGCCCGGTCCTCAAGGGCCGGCTGGCGCGCAAGGCCCCCAAGGTCCGCAGGGCCCCAAGGGCGAGAAGGGGGACAAAGGTGATCCTGCCACGGTGAATATCCGCGCTGTGCAGGCTGACGGTGCCGTCAACTGTGACACCAGCGAAACTCTAGTCTCCGTATTCTGCCCAAGTGGCGGCGCCGCTGACGGTGCGAAGTGCGGGACCTCACCAACCGTCGGTCTTTGCTTGAAAAAGTAGCCAATGCCGTCGCTTGAGGTGACGCAGTCCTGATGCGGGGGATAGCGCCCGGTTCAATAACAGGTGAAGTCAAAAAAGCACGAACAGCGGCGGTTTGGGTCCCCTACCGCGGACCGGCAATATTTAAAAAGGGCCGGTTTACAAACAAAGTAAAAAAGCGTGGCGATTCAAGAACTGCGTAATGCTCCGGTTTTCAGAATTGCTTAAGTAGATCAATAAATTGCCCACGCCTGGGAGACTAGGGGTCGGAGGTTCAAATCCTCTCGCTCCGACCATTTTTTCAACCTCTGTCGGGTGACCGTCGGCGTGGAGCGTGCTCCGGCCGCGACGATGCCTGTGGCCAGAAGCGGGGCCTG